GACAGACTTTGGGATGGAAAGATCAGACTTTTCGATCTTAGGAAAAATGTTTTGTTTTATGGTCTATTACCATATCTCCAAAAGTTTTGTGACGAAAGAAAATATAAAATACAGTTAGATTCTAATGTGAGTTTAACTGAAAGTTTTTCTCTCATTGAAGCGGAAAGGTTTATAGAAAACTTAAATCTACCTAAACATTTAGAAAAGAGAGACTATCAAATATCTTCTTTTGTACATGCGGTAAGAAACAAAAGAGTTTTGTTATTGTCTCCTACTTCATCTGGCAAATCATTCATATTGTATTTGATTCTCAGGTACATTCAACAAGATCACAAAAAAGGTCTGTTAATTGTTCCCAGAACATCTCTGGCTGAACAGATGTATTCAGATTTCGCATCTTATGGTTATGATTCTGAAAAGTATTGCCATAGACAGTATGCTGGTAAAGAAAAGGCTACTGATAAGTTTTTGACGATTACCACTTGGCAATCTATCTACAAGAATCCGCCTGAATACTTTGAACAATTTGATTTTGTTTTAGGTGATGAAGCCCATGAATTCAAAGCAAAGTCTCTAACAACAATCATGTCAAGTCTAATCAATACCAGTTACCGTATTGGTTGTACCGGTACTTTAGACGGAACACATACACATAAACTTGTACTTGAAGGACTTTTTGGTCCAGTTTTGTCTGTTACAACAACCAAAGAACTGATGGACAGCAAACATGTGGCCGACTTTAATATTAAGTGTTTGATACTAAAGTATCCAGAAGAGACTTGTAAGATGGCCAGGAAATGGAATTATAATGAAGAGATTAACTATATCGTTACAAATCCATATAGAAACACTTTCATTAAAAATTTAGTCTTATCACTTAAAGGTAACTCTTTAATTCTGTTCAATCTCGTTGAGAAACACGGCAGACAACTCTTTCGAATGATTGAAGAAGAAAAAGGTAAAAGAAAAGTATTTTTTGTATATGGTGGAACAGATGTTGATGTTCGTGAATCAATTCGTGCCATCACAGAAAAAGAAAATGACGCCATCATCGTGGCGAGTTATGGTACTTTTTCGACTGGAATAAATATACGTAACCTTCATAATGTTATTTTTGCATCACCTTCAAAATCTAGAGTTCGTAACCTACAATCAATAGGTAGAGGACTTAGAAGAGGTGACAATAAAACTGAAGCTGTTTTATATGATATTTCCGATGATTTAAGAACTGGTAAATTTACTAACTTTACTATAAAACACTTCATAGAGAGAGTGAATATATATGATAGTGAGAAGTTTAAATATAAATTTTATAATGTAGAGTTGAAAAATGGATAATGTTAAGATTGTAAGATTGAATAGTGGTGAAGATGTCATCGCTCAATGTAGTGAGGATGATGGCCAATACACTTTGGTTGAACCTATGACGATTTTGTTTAAAAGGTTACCTAGTGGAAAGGCCTTTATGATGATGTCACCTTGGTTACCTCTAGAACTCGTTGAAGAAAATGTTGCATTCATATTTTCTTCGGATGTTCTCACAATGTTTAAACCTAAAACTGTGGTCATTGATTATTATACCAGGATTGTCAATGAGGTAACACTTGAGAGTGTACTCAACATGAAGAACATTGAGGAATCTCTCTCAATCACTGATGAAGACGATTATGATGAAGAGGTGGACATGTCTGATGAAGAATCTATTGAAGACATTATGGAATCATTTGGTAATAAAGGTATTAAGAAGTCTTTATTACATTAATATTAAACAGCAACACCGAGAGTTTACACTCTGTCAAGCCGTAAGTCAAGCGTATTTAAGGTAATAGTGAATATATTTTAATACAAAGCTTGACACGGCATCAAATATAGATTATTATATTGTTAACTGAACAATAGAGGTGATATGTCCAACAAACCCAAAAAACACTATGTAAATAACCCTGATTTTCTTGCCTCATTGGTTGATTACCATAAAAGATGCGAATTAGCTAGGAGTAAAGAGGAGGAAGAACCTCCCATACCTGAGTATATCGGCGAATGTTTTCTCAAAATTGCAGAACATCTATCAAGAAAACCAAACTTCATTTCTTATTCTTTCCGAGATGAAATGATTTGTGATGGTATTGAAAACTGCATCATGTATTTTCGGAATTTTGATCCCAGCAAATCCAGTAATCCTTTTGCCTATTTCACACAGATAATTTATTTTGCTTTTCTGCGTAGAATTACCCGTGAAAAGAAACAGTTGTATGTGAAGTATAAGGCAACTCAACAATTCGGTATTCTGGATGAAGGTGAGATGTATGAAGATGAGAATGGTAACATGAGACAATTTGAAATGTACGACAACATCTCCGAATTTATTTTCAACTTTGAAGAAACCAAGAAAGCAAAAAAGAAAAGTAAAACCAAAGGCCTTGAGAACTTCATCGAGGTCGTAGAAGATAAGATTGACGAAGAATAGAGGTATTACATAATGAAGATTGCTCTGATCAATGACACTCATGCGGGAGCGAGAGGTGACAATCCTATTTTCAACGAGTTCTTTTTTAAGTTTTGGGAAAGCACATTCTTTCCTTATTTGAAAGAACATAACATTAAACATATATGCCACTTGGGTGATGTAGTTGATAGACGTAAATTTATCAACTTTGTCACTTTGAATTCTTGGCGCAAAAGATTCTTTGATCGATTATTGGAAGAAGGTATCACAATGGATGTGATTGTAGGTAATCATGATGTGTTCTACCGCAACACGAATGAGATTAATGCGATGAATGAATTGTTCGCCGGATATTCAAACATAAAGATTCTTGTTGAAGCTGAAGAGTTGCAGTATGATTCACTCAAGGTTGCAATGGTGCCTTGGATTAATTCAGGTAACTACGAGAAGACCATGGAGTTTCTTAAGAACACTTCAGCTGAAGTTGTATTTGGTCACTTGGAGATTGCAGGATTCGAGATGGATAGAGGAAATATCTGTCACACTGGTTTAGACAAGAAAGTGTTTGATAGATTCGACTCCGTTCTTTCTGGTCACTTCCACCACAAGTCCACAGATGGTGTCATTACATACTTAGGAAATCAGTATGAGATGACATGGGCAGATCATGGTGACGAAAGAGGATTTCATGTCTTTGATACCGAAACACGTGAACTTGAATTTGTTCGTAACCCATTTGAAATGTTTCATAAGATATCTTATGATGATACGGTACAAGATTTTGAATATTGGAAGAAATACGATTACGGCAAAATGAAAGATTGTTATGTGAAAATCATTGCGGTCAATAAACAGAATCCTTACCTGTTTGATACGATAATTGATAACTTGTATAAGATCGGTGTTGCCGATATTGCCATTGTTGAAGACTTTACCGAAGAAAGTATTGAAGACGATGAGATGGTAAATCAGGCAGAAGATACAATGACCATACTATCTAAGTACATTGACGGCTTGACATTGAACGTAAATAGTGATAAACTTAAAAACTTAATGCGTGAACTCTATGTTGAGGCACTTAACACTGAAATCTCCGAATGATAAATTTCAAAACTATTAGATATAAGAATTTCATTAGTTCTGGTAATTATTTTACCGAGATACAACTTAACCGATCACAGAATACCCTTATTGTTGGCTCTAATGGTGCCGGCAAAAGTACTCTACTGGATGCAATTTGTTTTGCCTTATTTGGTAAGGCCTTTCGTAATATAAACAAACCGGCATTGATTAACAGTATTAACCAAAAAGATTGTTTGGTTGAGGTAGAGTTTGATATCGGAAACAAACAGTACAAAATCATCAGAGGTATTAAACCTAATGTCTTTGAGATTTATTGTAATGATGTTTTAGTTAATCAAGATGCTGCTGTAAAAGATTACCAAGATTATTTCGAAAAGTTTATTTTGAAGTTGAACTTTAAATCTTTCACACAGATTGTCATTTTAGGTTCCGCTTCATTTGTTCCTTTCATGCAATTGTCTGCCTCAGATCGAAGAGCCATCATTGAAGACTTGTTGGATATTCAGATATTCTCGTCAATGAATTTGATTCTGAAGGATAAGTTATCGAAGAATAAAGATAAAACAGGCGAGAATAAACATCAGATTGAGTTTTCTAACCAAGCTTATGAGATGCAGAGTAAACATATTCTGAAATTGAAACAGAATAACGAAGACAAGATCAAAGAGTATGAGACTGAGATTGAACAGAACAACGAGAAGGTTAATGTTGCACTCGGTGATGTTGATGCTTTAACCAACCGTATAGATCAACTTCTGCAAAGTATTGCAGACAAAGATGTTGTTAACAAGAAGTTGAAAGACTTGACACAGTTGGAAACACAGATTGAAACCAACTCTACGAAAGTTAAGAAAGACATAAAGTTTTTCGAGAGTAGTGATCAATGCCCAACTTGTAGACAGCCGATACAGGAAGATTTCAAAAAGAATCAATTGACTTCTCTGGAAGCAAAGTCTAAACATTGTGATCACGGCCTTATACAAATTTCCGATAAAATCAAGGCAGAACAGGAAAGAGTTAATGATATCGATGAGACATTGAAAACAATTCAGAAGATGCAGGTTAAATTGGCAACATATAACACCAGCATTTCTGAAATGAACAAGTATGTTTCTAAGATAAACAAACAAATTGAATCTTTGAAAACTGTTAAAGAAGATTTGAATGTTGAAACAAATAAGCTTGAAGAGATCAAAACGAAATTGAGTGAGTTGGAGACAAACCATAAGAGACTGTTGGATGAAAAATCTTACTATGAATCTGCCGCAATTCTTTTGAAAGACACCGGCATTAAAACTAAGATTGTCAAACAGTACTTACCTATTATTAACAAATTGGTAAACAAGTATCTGGCATCATT